CCCACTCAGTATATGGGTCTATGATATTGTTGACTATAAGGATAGTCCAATAATGCATTGGTGACTTATATGCGTTGTAACTCAAAGTCTCAGGTGTATCATTATCTTTTACTGTATAAACTTCATACATGAGTGTTCTATTGAACCCTAGCTTCCTAAGAAAGAACGCTGTGAGTATATTTGTAACATTTTTTTTATTTTTGGGATCATTGATAAACGCATATTCGATCTTTGGAAACTTTTTAAAGAAAAATGCCATAATGTCTCTCCTTAGAACCCGTTATTGACATCTTCGCGAACAACAATCTCAATCTCGCCCAACGCTACGGTCAGAATAGTCTCTGTCGGAAAACCATTTCGCAACATAGTCCACATACCAGTGCCTGTATAGTCTATGGTTAACTCGGTGATAACTGAACGTTTAAAGCGGTGCAGATACTTGTTCTCACCACCCGACCATTGATACTGGATCTCTACCTCTCCAGGATAGTTCAGATAGATAGAGCTGCCACCCCCGCGCCGGTCCAGAAGGTAACGCCCACTTCCTAAAGATCTTGATGATGTTGTAGATTGTATCGCAGTCGCCTTCCGAAAACGGAGTTAGACGGAACGTGAATTGGAAGTTCCTGAGATCAACCCCCCTGAACATCTGAGTGATATACGGGTTTAGAGTCATACCAGCTTTAAGTTGCGCTAAGTCAGAGGCAGGTGCAGTGTACTTGCCCAATGCACCCATAGATGAAGCTATCCAGTCAGTAACGCCCTTCGTTCTCCCACCTGATATCCTACTCGCCAAATCTGCGGCTGCTGTTGCCCCAGCACCCAGGGCACCTAAGACTGCTTGACCTCCACTGAACGAATGGTCCCATGATGCAGTGCTTGGCTGTCCAAAGTTCTCTGGCATGTAAAGGTGTACGATATCTTGAGCAGAGCTAGACGTGGTACTAGAACGCTCATAGAAAGTGAACATAATATTCGCAGGAAACGCCTCTTTGTTTGTTAGGAGTTGTGGGTAGTATACTTCATTTGGCATCTAATTGTCCTCAAACTGGAATAAGTATCGTTATACTTATACGGGAGACGTGATGAAAAGATATCCAGAACCTGTGAGATTTGTACCCAGCAATCCGCAGAAATACGTGGGTGAAATTCGTAGCATAGTGATGAGAAGCAGTTGGGAATCAAAATTCGCCTGTTGGTGTGATACCAACCCGAACGTGCTGAAGTGGGGGTCTGAAATAAAGGCTATTCCGTATTACAGCACTATTGACGGGAAAGTTAGGAGATACTACCCAGATTTCTGGGTACTGGTTAAAGACAAGAATGGACAAGATAAACGACTATTGATAGAGATCAAACCCAGATCACAGATACTACCACCCAAGAGCAGGAAGCGAGATACACTCAGAGAAGAAACTATAACGTGGAAGAGAAATCAAGACAAGTGGGCGGCGGCAAGAGAGTATGCCGCTAGGACGGGGTTTGAGTTTGTCTTGATGGACGAGTATTCGTTAGGTATACAACAAAGATAGGAATGATACATGGCAAGGTCACCAAGATCAAAAGAGAGCAGAGCAGGAATAAGTTGGTTTTTCAAGGAGATCAAGAAGGCATCAACTGACTTCAAATACAACACATTCAATCCAGTTAAAGACCCATTTATTGGTGGTCTCTTCTTTTTTGTATATTCGCCAAAATATAAAGACAAACTACCGTACTGGGACAAGTTTCCATTAGTGATTCCCTTCGGAATAGACTCTGACTCGTTCATTGGTCTCAACCTCCACTATCTTCCATCGGCGGAGCGTTTGAAGCTGCTCTCGTTCTTGCAGAAAAACAAGGCTAAGAAGACGACTAGGCAGTATATGAGCATTTCATACTCTGTACTCAAAGCCGCCGCCCACACTGACTTGTTCAAACCTTGTATCCATAGGTATCTAAAGTCACACCTAAGGTCGCGCTTGGTTAAGGTCGATAGCGAGTCGTGGGATAAAGTCGCAGTTCTGCCCACCCAGCAGTTTCAGAAGAGCTCGCCTTACTAGGAGAAACGCAATGTCAGAAGTAAAGAACGTATCAGAATACCTAGGGCTTTTCCCGCTAGGTTTTGCGAGACAGAATCGTTATTCCGTCTCATTTATGGTTCCTCCAGGTGTTGGTGAAACAGGAAGTTGGATGAACACTGAGAGCGGAACTGGGCAGATTCGTTCCTTAGGTGACTCACTCAACAGAGATGGAGCCGTTAATATCAGTTGCCATACTGCTACCATGCCCGCCAGAACACTGATGACTTATCCTTTAACCCAGCATAGCGCGCCGTTCAATGTCCCGTATAGCCAGCAGTATGATCCAGTCACATTTTCGTTCTACGGAGCCGCGAAACTGCGACAAAGACATTTCTTCGATATTTGGCAGACGGCGGTTGTTAACCTTAACGATAACAGCTTGAACTTCTTTGATGAATACACTCAAGATGTCGAAATGTGGCAATTGGACAGATCAGGCAACAGAACCTATGGCGTTAAGCTATACGCTGCTTGGCCCTTAGCAATCGCAGAGGTGCCGTACAGTTATTCTGCCAACAACGCAATTGTTGAGATATCGGTCACTCTATCGTTTAAGCTATGGAAGACTGCGAATGACACTACAACTATCGTGATCTATTGATGGCTGACTACTCCAATCCGTGGATATATCAGGGACAAGAAGTGACCAGCGAGATGCTCGCTCCTTACTTCGGGTTCGTCTATCTTCTGACGGACACTGAGAATGGTAGGCTCTACGTGGGTAAGAAGCACATCTGGAACATGCGCAAAGTCAAAGGAAAATCACGCAGACAACGAGTAGAGTCAGATTGGAAGAAGTATTACAGCAGCCATCCCGAAATCAAAGCGATGGGCAAGGTGACTCCTGCCCGTTTTAGGAGAGAGGTTCTCCATCTCTGTACCAGCCTCGGTATGACAAACTGGAAGGAAATCGAAGAACAGTTCTTGAGAAAGGTACTGTATGATGACCGTTACTATAACGATCAAATCAATGGCAAGTGGTATAAGGAAAATGTGAGGCGATATCAATGAGGTATGAACACTCGTACATTCTAATTAAAAAGAAAACTGTCACCTTTATTGAAGGATGGTCGAGCCCCCAGTTTCGCTATATTGGTGTGTTTATCAAACCATTTTGCTGGTTATTGGGTATCATTTGTTTAAAAATGCGAACCTATCCGAGGCGCGATCTTATTCTTGCTCCATTGTTCAAAGGGCTATGTATCACAGACTTAAAATATGCTCTTATTCAAGTAAAAAGGAATCCACAAAATGAAACGAATACTTATCACGCTCTGTTTGCTTTTCGCTTCTCTAACGGTGTACGCTCAGTGTTCAACTGATGTTCAGATCACTGGAGTTATCGATGGTGACACTCTCAAAGCAGAAATCGCAGGCTTACCTGATCCATTGCGCAACGTGTCTATCCGCGTTATGGGAATCGATACTCCTGAAAAACGATCCAAATGCCCAAACGAAAAGGCTCGACTACTTAATGCTGCTACGTATTTT